CTGCATCTGGCGACGGCAAAAACCGCGGTCGAAGACTGGGTAATGCGCGCCGCCTAACCAACGCCACCAACCACCACACCAGCAAGCCGTGCGGCGACCAACCGCACGGCGAGAGGAGACTTATGTCCAGACAGACCGACCGCGCCGATGCGCGATACCGAGCCAAGGTCGATCGCGCCAACGAGCGCAAGGCCAATAGTTACCCGGCCAGCCGATACGTGCCGTTCCAGCCGAAGGGCAAGGAATATCCCTTCAGCAGTAGGCGGCAGGACGCCAAGTACGCGCGGATCTTTGCCGGCCAGTTGTTGCTGGCCGCAGCAGCATGACCCCCACGCCCGACCTCCCGCAATACCTCGTCGATGCGGCGGAACGCTTCGATGCGGCCAGCGAAGAGGATCATCCAGGCGAGTACCGCGAGGCATTCGACGCGCTGGAACAAGCGATGCGCCAGGCTCACGTCGACATCTACACCATCATCGACGACACCACAGAAATGAAGGAGGCAGCATGAACTGGAAAGACCCGCCGCTCACCAGAACGCCGCTAGATTACACGCCGATCGACGCCACCGTACGCCCGATCACGCCAACGCGCTTCAAGGCACCGACGCTCAAGCGCGCCAGCATTGCCGGCCTCTGCGCAGCCGTAGTGGTCGGCATCATGATGTACTTCCCGCCGGTATTTCTTGCCGCATTGGCCATCACCGTTGTTGTTGGCGCTGTCCGCTACGGCGGCAAACTGGCGGATCGGCTCAATGACTACAGATCGTGACGCGCCGGCCGACACCGGCATGTGGCCGCCCAACCCGCATAGCTGGTGGCCGGCAATCATCGCGGCGGCTTTGGTTTCCGCCGTTCTCTATTTTCACTAGGAGGGAAAATGGCAATTTCGCTTGGAAGTTTGAAATCAACGAAAAAGCAGGCGCAGGAAAGACCCCCGCTGCTCGTTATCTATGGCGTTGACGGTGTCGGCAAGACTTCCCTTGCCGCCGAATTCCCGTCTCCGCTGTATCTGCCCACCGCCGGCGAACGTGCGCCGGCCGATATCGACCTGGCAACTCCCGGCACGATCACGTCTATGGACGATCTTTGGGGCGTGGTTGGCGAACTGCTGACGACTGAGCACGACTTCAAGACGCTCATCGTCGATTCACTTGACGGCATTGAGCCGCTCATCTGGGCTCGCACTTGCGCCCGCATCGGAGCGGTCTCCATCGACGACAATAGCCAAGGCTCCCCGGCCGGATTCGGTCGCGGCTTCCGCGAGGCTGATGTCGAGTGGGGAGAATACCTCGATGCGCTGAGCGACCTTGCCGACGTTGGCATTACGGTCGTCCAGCTTGCGCACCCAGGCATCGTGCAGTTCAACTCGCCGATTTCTGACCCATATTCGCGGTACGAAATCAAATTGAATAAACGAGCCGCCGCTTTGGTGCGCGAAAAGGCGGACGTCGTCGCCTTCGTCAACTATCGCGTTTCTCTGGTCAAGGCGGACGTCGGCAACAAGAAGACCGTAACACACGCAGAGGGCGGCAACGAGCGCAATATTCACCTCAACGAGAAGGCCGGCTTCGTAGCCAAGAACCGGTTCAGTATGCCGGACAGCCTCAAATACAAGAAGGGCGAGGGCTATAAGGAGATGGCCAAGTTCTTCCCGTCAGCAGCAAACGACAACTCGTCTGCCGACCAAGCAGACGCAGCTTAACCAACCACCACGAAGAAGGAGACTACGAATGGCACAGTTAGGTCAAAGATTTGACGCCACGCAGCACGACACTGAGCAGCGCGACTACGAGGAATTGCCGAATGGCACGTACTCGCTCGAAATCGAAGCATCTGACGTCGGCCCGACGAAGGCTGGCAACGGCACTATCCTGAAAACCACGATGGTCGTGATCGGGCCTGAGCAATACAAGGGTCGCAAGCTCTTCACCACCTACAATCTCGAAAACGCAAATCCGACGGCGCAAGAAATCGGACAGAAGCAATTTGCATCGCTATGCCGTGCCATCGGCGTCGACAGCGTGGATGACAGCGAAGAATTGCACTTTCATTCGTTCGCCGCAAAGGTTGGGCTCGGCAAGGCGCAGAACGGGTACGCTGCCCGCGCCGAAATCAAGAAGTACTTCTTCCCGACTGACGATCAGGGTAACGCCATCGACCTGCCCGATCCTGAAATCGACGCAGTTCAACCCACCAAACCGGCCGCCGCGAACGACAACCGTCCTGCGTCCCGAGCTCCGGCTGGCCAGCAGCAGGCCGCAGCAGCGAAGCCTGCCGGGTCAAGGCCGTGGGGTGCGAAGAAGTAACAGCGCCGTAGCGTGACAGCATAACGTGGCGGGTCGTCACCAACGGCCCGCCAATTACCACAAGAGGAGACTAATTATGAAGCGTATTTTTTTCGCCGCGATGATTGCCGCGACCGCCTTATTGGTCGGATGCGACAGCGACGCCAATGTTGCCTCGCGCAACCTGTCGCAGGCCGCCGACATGTTCCAGATCAACCGCCGCATCGTTTTCTACAACGGCATCAGCGGTGACTATATCCTCACGATCGAGGGGCTTTGCTCGCTAGGAAACAACGACGGGCCGAAGGAAGTGACGGTCACCTGCAAGACAGGACCAAACCAGTTCAAGAAACACTTCCTCGGCATCTCTGACAACGTCACGTACTTCGCAGAACAAATCGATGCGGCGGGCGTCAGCACCTACCATTACAAGGTCATTTTCAAGCCTTCAACGATCATCCCCGATTTCGATCTGAAGTAGCCCCAGCCAGCCGCACGGCAACCAACCGTGCGGCACCCCACCAAGAGGAGACACCATGAAACTCACCATCCCCAAATCCGACCTAGCGCGCGTCCTGACCAACGTCGGGCGCGTAGTCGAAAGCCGCAACACAATCCCGATCCTCGGCAACGTGCTGCTCACGGCCACCACCGACCGCCTGCAAGTGACCGGCACCGACCTTGATATTGTCGCCACCGACGCAGCCGCAGCTACCGTCGAACAGCCAGGTGCCGTCTGTGTCGACGCCAAGTTGCTTTCGGACATAGCCAAGAAAGCCGGCGGCGACGTGTCGCTGTCCGAGGACAACGGACAGTTGCTCGTCACGTCCGGACGCTCTCGCTTCACCTTATCAACGCTCCCGGCTGCCGACTTCCCGTCGCTCGACGGTGGCAAGTACACGACCAGCTTCGAGATTGATCTTGCCGCGCTGTTCGCGCCAGTGGCATTTGCGATGTCGACGGAAGAGACGCGCTATTACCTAAATGGCATCTTTATGCATGTTCAAGACGGCCAGTTGCGCGCCGTTGCTACGGACGGCCACCGATTGTCGCGCCATCAAGTGGCATACACCGGCGAAGACCCATTCAAAGGCGTGATCGTGCCGCGCAAGGCGGTTGGCCTCGTGCCAAAGGGTACAGTCAATGTCTCTGTTTCGGAGGCGAAGATCCGCATTCAGTCAGGTGATTTCACGCTCGTTAGCAAGCTCGTGGACGGCACCTTTCCGGATTACCAGCGCGTCATCCCAACCGGCAACGACAAGAAGATTGTCTTCGGAAGCGAAGATATGCGCCAGGCTGCCGGACGTGTCTCTGTTGTCTCAGGTGAGCGCGGCCGTGCGGTGAAGCTGTCTTTCGCTGATGGTGAGGCGACGCTGTCAGTCAGCACGCTGGATAACGGAAGCGCGACCGATGAAATCAATGTCGGGTACGATGACGAGCCAATCGAGATCGGGTTCAACGCTTCATACCTTACCGAGCTAGTCGGCATTTTTCCTGTAGGTGATATCCATCTGGCCCTGAATGACAGTGGATCGCCGGCCGTATTTACGTCTGAGAAAGCGCCAGAGTTGCTTGCCGTTCTCATGCCTATGCGGGTGTGACGATGGCTAAGTTCATGGTCGAATATACCTTTCAGGGTCGCGCCAGCAGGACGATCGAAGCAGAAACGATGGAGGCCGCAGAGGCCTCTATCGAGGCCGAAGTTAACCGGGATGATTTCGAAATCGACGCCGACAGCGTCGACGATGTGGATTTCCACATCCAGCAGATGCACCCTGTAACGCGCAACGGCCGCGAATTGTGGACGACTTACGTCCTCAAGACCGACGAAAGGGGTCACAAGTCTGCTCTGGCAACGTCTCCGCTGTTCTCGGGGGTGGCGTCGTAATGGCGCCACTTCCTAACATTCCGGCGCCCGTGCGAATCCCGCCGAAGGCAGCGAAGGCTAAGAACCTGACGCTGACCCTGCCGTATCTTGCGCTGCGGACGGCGCGCGCCATTTCACTGGGATTTCACAAGCCAAAGTGGATCGAGTTCTGCGAGATCGCGCTTCGGCGCGACTTCGACGTGCGGCTCTACGAGGCAAAGCATACCGTTTCAAAGTACGTCACGCTGCGGAAGGGCGGCAAGGCGTACAAGGTGCGCTTCTCAAACCACGCGCCTATCAAGGCCCGTGAGGCAGCGAAGGATTGTGACTTCTTCGTCGGCGTCACCAACCTGGCAGTGACCACGACGGGCGATGCTCTGCGGGCTGTGATGAAGCATTTCGGGGAGAAGCAGTAATGGCGCCCATCCCGAAGCCGCAGGCATCCACAGTCTCGGCCATCTACGCCGCATATGAAGCCAAAAACGAAAGCTGGGATAGCCTCGGCATATCCGTAGGCGAGGCCAATGCGGAGTGCGATCGCGCGCTCTGGTACGCATTCCGTTGGGCGACGCCGCTGGAGAAATTCAGCGGCCGCCAGCTGCGCCTCTTCGAAACCGGCAATATCGAGGAAGACCGCCTCGTAGCCGACCTGGAGCGCATCGGCGTTGATGTCTACGGCCAGCAAGATCGCATTCGGCTTGTCGGATCGCATGTCCGCGGCAAGTGCGACGGCAAGGCTATGGGCGTTCCGGAGGCACCGAAGACCGAGCACTTGCTAGAGTTTAAAAGTAGCAATGCCAAAGGCATGAAGCTGATTATTAAGGACGGATGCAAGGTCGCGAAGCCGCTACATTACGGCCAGTGCCAGCTTGGTATGCACGCTTTCGGCCTGACGCGCTGCCTGTATCTTGTCGCCTCGAAAGACGATGACACGCTCTATGCCGAGCGGATCGAATACGATGCCGATTTCACTTTGCGCCTGCTGGCACGTCTCGATCGGATTATCAATTCGCCAGAGCCGCCGTCGCGCATTTCAGAAAAGCCAGACTTCTTTGGCTGCATGTTCTGCAAGCATAAGGCCGCGTGCAAAGAGGACGCCTGGCCGCGCGTGACGTGCCGATCGTGCTTGTTCAGCACGCCTGAAATGGGAGGCGACGGTCATTGGTCTTGCAGTCGGTTCGCCAAGCCCATTTCCTTCGACGAGCAGAAGGAAGCCTGTCCCGCTCATTTACACATACCGGCGTTGGTGCCTGGAGATCAAATTGATATCGATGAGGAAAATGAAGTTGTCGTTTACAGAATGCGTGATGGAACCATCTGGCGTGACGGAGATAGTCGCTGCGAATGACAACCTACCGAGGAGCCGCGATGAAGCGAAGAGGGTAGGGGCAAAGTTCTACTTCACCGGAGACCCATGCATTCGCGGCCATCTGTCGACGCGGCGAAACACAAATTGCGCATGCTCAGAGTGTGATCGCGAGAAAGCCAAAGAAAAATACTGGAAGACTCGAGACGAGAAACGAGAAGAGACGAACCTAAGACATCGAAATCGATATTGGGCAAATGTAGACAGCGAGCGCGACAGGCTCAGGGAGCTGAAGAGGAAACAAAGAGCCGAGAACCCAGGCAGGGATAAAGATCTTCGAGATATTAGAAAGTTGACGAACCCAAACGAAGACAGGGACAGGGTACGAAAATGGAGAGCAGACAATCCAGAAAAAGCAAAGAAAGCTGCGAGGCGGGACGCTAAAAGGTTCAGGTCGACCCCAAAAGGAAGGCTTAGCTCATCGATTTCGAGTGGTATAAAAGGCAGCATTCAGAAGGGCTCTAAGGCAAGAAGGCACTGGGAAAACCTCGTCGGATACACCGTCGAACAGTTGAAGGATCACCTTGAAAAGAGGTTTCTGCCTGGAATGTCTTGGGGCAACTATGGAGACTGGGAGATCGACCATATTGTTCCCATAGCTGCGCACAACTACGAAACTCCCGACGATATAGACTTCATGCGATGCTGGGCATTGTCAAATTTGAGACCGTTGTGGAAATCCGACAACAGGAGCAAGGGCGCAAAACTAGACAAGCCATTTCAACCAAGCCTTGCCTTGTCAATCCCTCTCGCAGCCAACGATAACAATCCAGTGAAGAAAGACAACGCAGCCTAACCGGCCTCACCAGCCACCACACCACCGAGGAGACCATGATGACCATTGCAACCCCGCCAAAACACAGCCGCCCCGCCACCTTTGACCGCCAAGTCCTTTCCTACGAGCCGTTTCTGCACCGCATGTCAGCGCGCTTCGCGCACGAGTCCGACCGCGAAGACCTCGTGCAGTCGACGATCGAACAGGCGCTGCGCCTTTGGGCGTCCTACAATCCGGCAAAGAACCTTGGCGGCTGGCTAGTCTACCAGATGCGTCACATTGCCTTCACGGAGCGCGCGAAGAAGCGGCCCCTTATTGCCGACAAGGATGATCCTCGCCTGCAGCAAGAGCCGGCGCGCCAGGAGAGCATCGTTTATGTTGCCTCCGCATTGCGGGCCATTGACGCAAGCCCGCACGCTGACGTCATGCTGCTTGTTGCCTTGGGCCATACCAGCGAGGAAATCGCGGCCATGCGGGGCGTCAGCCGGCAGCGCGTGCATCAGAAGATTACGGCGTTTCGGCGGGCTGCTGTGGTGGCGGGGAGGGTGGCGTGATGGCGAAGAAAAAACTGACGTGGTCAGAGGAGTTGGTTGGTCGCAAGTTGCCGCCTGAGCCGAAACACATTGACAGCCTCATGGCCGATTACGTGAAGGCCGACGGCACGTTCTGCGGTCGCATGGAACCGGGTGATCGCTGGTTGCGGCCAGCGTTCACAAAGATGCGCAAGAACGGATGGGTAAAGGCCAGCATCCTGTCGTTCGGAAAGGGCGCCACCATCTACTTCCTGACCGAGCGGGGCGAGCCTGAGGCGCTGGCCGCAAAAGATCGAGTGCGCGCTGCAAAGGAGGCACGCGCCCAATGGTCTCATGACTGGAAGGCCGCTTGGCAGCAGAAGCAGGAGGCGGCCTGATGGCATTCTCCCCTCGATATTATCAGGTCGAGGCCGTAGACAGCGTCTTCGATTACTGGCTTGAGCAGCCCGGTCATCCACTCGTCGAGATGGCCGGCGGGTCTGGAAAAAGCGGCACGATGTCGATGCTCATTCAGCGACTGCTGGATGGCTGGCCAGACATGCGTGTGCTCTCATGCGTGCACGTTGAAGAACTCGTTGAGGGCAACTTCAAGGAGTACATAGGCATGCGCCCGTTCGGACCAGCGGGTATCTATGCGGCGAGCCTTGGACGGCGAGACTGCCGTGCGCAGGTGTTGTTCGCGCAGTTGCAGACGGTATGGGATAAGGCGTTAGAGATTGGCCACGTCGATGTCCTGATCATTGACGAAGTCCATCTTGTGCCAAACGATGGCAACACGATGTATCGCAAGCTCATTGCGGCATTGCTTGCAATCAATCCGGACATGAAGATCGTTGGTTTTTCTGCAACGCTCTATCGGCTTGACTTCGGTCGCCTCGATGAGGGAGACGATCGCCTTTTCGACAAAACAGTTTACACATACGATCTAGCCAAAGGCATCGATGATGGCTACCTGACGCGGCTCACCAGCAAGCCGTGCGACTTCAGCTATGATATGAAGGGTGTTCGGCGTCTCGGCGGCGACTTCAAGAAATCAGACCTGGCAAAAGCCACCGATAAGGAGGAACTGACACGCGCCGCTGTTTCGGAAATTATGGCTGCGGCTCAAGCGGAGAACCGCACGACCGCAATTATATTCTGCAACGGCATCGATCACGCCACCCACGTACGTGATGAAATACGGCAATACGGCAAGTCGTGTGAAGTGCTGAGCGGTAAGACGCCGAAGGGAGAGCGTCGTCGCATCATTGAGGATCTGAAGTCTGGTCGCCTTTGGGGGTGCACGAACGATAACGTTCTTTCGACCGGCACAAATATTCCTCGCGTTGACCTTGTTGCGGATTTGGCGCCGACCGAGTCCACAAACCGCTATGTGCAGAGAGCGGTTCGAGGAACTCGAGTGGTTTGGCCTGCTGGCTTCGATCCAGATTCGACGGACGCAGAAGGCCGCAAGGCCGCGATTGCGCGCGGGCCGAAGCCTAACTGCCGCTACATGAACTTTGCTGGAAACATCGAGCGGCACGGGCCTGTCGATTGCGTGCAGCCGAAGAAGCCAGGCAAGGGAGATGGCCAAGCGCCAATAAAATTGTGCATGCAGTGCGAGGAGATCTGTGCGGCAGGTGCTCGCGTCTGCCCGAACTGCGGCAACGAGTTCATCTTTGAGGAGAAGCCGGGGTTCACCGCCAAGCCGACCGATGTTGCTATCTTGGCAACCGTGGCCGAGCCCGAAAGCCGAAGGGTGAGCAGCAGGACATTTCGCTTGCACCCAGGCAAAGGCGGGAAGCCAGATTCAGTGAAGATAAGCTACATGTGTGGCATGACTTCCATTTCTGAATGGGCGTGCCCAGGTCACACTGGCTTTCCAAAATCGAAGGCTGACCGTCTTTGGATTCATCTCAGCGGCTTGCGGCCATTTCCTAAATCTCCGCTCGAGTGGCTGGAGAGGCAAGGGGAGTTGGCCGAAGTGTCTGAGATTATGGTCAAGCCTCGTGAAAAATACTGGGATGTCGTCAGCCACATAGTCGGCCCAGCCAACGACAACACCCCACCTGCCGCCAACGACAACCGCCGAGGCTATGCCGAGGAGTGGGAAGAGGATATCCCGTTCTAGTGCGCTTGACAAATTTGTAAGTTTACGCGACATTGGCGATACTACACCACGTAGAGGAGATGATGATGAGTGAGAGAAGACAAAGCATAGCCGGTCTTGCCGCCGCAACTGGCGAAGCGGCGGACGGCTGGATTAAATGGGCAGGCGGCGAGTGCCCCGTCGATGGCGCAACGCTTGTCGAGGTAAAACTGCGCGACGGCACGGTTTACGATGATACCGGCGATGAGTTGGCTTGGTCACACGACAGGCACCGCATCGGCATGGACACAGACATCGTCTGCTACCGTGTGGTGGCCGCATGAAGCCCGCCTCCGCAATAGCCACCGACTTTGATCCAACATCCATCGCCACGGCCGGTATTGGCCACAACCAGCCGCCTGAAGAGCCAGCGCCGACTCCATTCGACCTCATCAAGCAGGAAATCGAAGACCTGTTTGAGGAGGCAAAGCACTGGTGCGACGGCGAAGCCATACGGGACCAGGCCACCCATTATGCTATCGAAAAGCTTTACGACGGCATCCATGAGGCCGGAAAGCGCGCCGAGGCGCTGCGAAAGGCGGAGAAAGACCCGCTCGACGAGCAGGTGAAGGCGATACAGGCCAAATACAATCCCCTGACACAGAAGGACCGCGGCAAGGTAGATCTTACCAAGTCTGAACTGTCCAAACTCCTCACGCCATGGCGTGACCGCATCCGCATTGCCAAGGAGCAAGAGGCGGCGCGAGTTGCGGCCGCTGCCCTTGCCGCCAAGGCTGCTGCCGATGAAGCCATCCGCGCCAGCAGTGGCAACCTCGCGGCGCGGGAAGAGGCCGAAGAGCTGCTGGCCGATGCGAAGAAACTGGAACGCTCCGCAAGTAGGACGTGGAAGGCGGCGACGACGGGGACGGGGTTGCGGACGGTGTGGACTGCCGTCCTTGAAGACGAAGACGCGGCCATGGAGTGGTGCTGGGCGCGCGCCAAGGCTGAAGTGCTGGCCGTGGCGCAGCAGAACGCCGACGCCGCTGTGCGGGCCGGCGCAAGGGCCGTGCCGGGGTTTAGGGTGGAAGAAAGCAAGAGGGCTGCCTGATGGCTGATAATAAGGAACTACTGACGGCAGCAACAAATGCGGCCGCAATGCTTGGGGCCGTTTATCAGTGGCTCGATCGTGTGGAGAAGGCAGGCGGCGCAACGAGCATATCTGGCGTAGCGGAATGCAACGCGATGCTCAAGAGCCTGCGTAAGAACGCGGCACGCACGGAGGCGCTTGTAATGGAGCCGCTTCGCGCCGCAATCGGGAGGGCAGCGTGATGGCGTGGGATCAAGCAGACGCGAGAGTTGCGGCAGCCCTCCCCATTGTTGCCGCGCAACAAGGCGGCGGGTGGCTGCCTATTGATAGCGCGCCGAAGGATGGCAGCTTGTTTTTGGCCGTTGCCCGACTGGGCCAGCGTAACCAATGGATAAGCCAGTGCAAGTGGGTCGGCCCAGACAAGCGGCATCCAACAGCCAAGCTTGACTGGTTCATGGGCGTTGACGGCTGGCCGCAGCCTACCCATTGGCAGCCGCTCCCCGCGCCGCCAAGCCCCACTGCCCTAGCGCGCAGTCGGGCAATTTCACCATTATTGGCATTTTCACCGATCGTTGAAAAACGCATTTTCGGTGAACATCCCGAACTTTCGCGCACCTGAAGTACGCAATAGTTAGACCACCCGCGCGCCACCAACGCGCGGCCCTGCTGCTGCAGGGGAACACCACATGAGGAGATACAATTGGAAAACCCACTACCGGAGGGAAGATTCGGCGCGATCTTGGCGGATCCGCCGTGGTCGTTCAGAACGTATTCCAAAGCCAACGTCGCGCCCGCTCGAGGCGCACAGCCGTATTCCGTAATGTCGATCGACGACATCAAGGCGCTGCCCGTCACTGACGTTGCGGCGCCGAACTGTCTGCTCTTCATGTGGACCGTTTCTCATCTCCAGCAGCCGGCCTTCGAAGTTGCGGCCGCATGGGGTTTTTCGCCTGTGTCGATCGCCTTCGTCTGGGACAAAGGCCGCATGGGCATGGGCTACTGGACGCGCCAGGAAGTGGAGATTTGCCACCTATTCAAGCGCGGCAAGCCTCGGCGGCTAGGGAAGGGCGTGCGCTCCGTTATCCGCGCGCCGCGCCGCGAGCATAGCCGCAAGCCGGACGAGGTCTATGGCCGCGTCGAGTCCTTGGTCGGCGGGCCGTATCTCGAGTTGTTTGCGCGTCAGGCGTGGACCGGGTGGTCGGCGTGGGGGAATCAGGTGGGGAAGTTCGAGGCTGCACCTGTGGTGGCGGCGAACGACAATGCGGAGGTGCGGGCATGCGCATAGATCTGAGACATGGTGACTGCCTTGAAATACTTCCTACCATTCCCGCCAGCAGCGTCGATATGGTGCTGTGCGACCTTCCTTACGGCACAACGCAGAACAAGTGGGACTCCATCATTCCGTTGGATCGTCTGTGGGCGGAGTACCGTCGGATATGCCGAGGCGCAATAGTTCTGACCGCTGCACAGCCGTTCACCAGCGCCTTGGTGATGAGCGCACCAGACTTATTCAAGTACCAGTGGGTGTGGTACAAATCGCAGGTAACAGGATTCCTGAACGCAAAAAAGCAACCGCTGCGCCGGCATGAGGATGTGCTTGTCTTTTATAGCAGGCAGCCGACGTACAACCCGCAGTTCAGCGATGGCAAGCCGTATTCGATCAGCAGATCACATGCGACGTCCAACTATGGATCGCAGGTGTATAACTCTACAGATAGCGACGGCAGACGTTACCCAACGAGCATATTGGCTATTCCGCAGCCCCGCGTGAAGGATGGCCACCCCACCCAAAAGCCAGTCGCTCTCTTCGAGTACCTCATTCGCACCTACACGAATGAGGGTGAAACGGTCTTGGACAACACGATGGGGAGCGGCACGACAGGCGTTGCTTGCCGCCTTGCTGGTCGTAGCTTCGTAGGCATTGAGCGGGATCCTAGCTATTTCGCGATAGCCGAGCAGCGCATCAACGGCGCCAATGACAACAGGCGGCCCGCTGTCGCGCGAGCACGGCCAGCCGCCGTGCCGTGCCCCGATGCGGCCAGATACGACCGCGGCGAGTGCTGTGGCGGCCACTGCTTCGCACAGGCAAACGACAACCGTCCCGCCGACCTCTTCTCTGCGGTGGCAGCATGACCCCCCTCCCAACAGGCAAGCCAATCATCCCGTTTACGCCGACGGTTGATGTCCAGAAAAACCCCACCGTCTGCAAGGCGTGTGGCTGCATGTCGATCGGGCTCGGCCGCTCCACTCCCGGTGACAAATCCCGGCCGCCTGATCCAGGCTACCTCTGCAAGCCATGTATCGTCGCAACAGGAGACCTCACGAAGTTGGACAGAATTAGCTTGTACGAAGTGAAGGCGCTCGAGAAGGGCGTCGAGGCCGTCGGCGAGTGGATCGCCGCCAATGGTGGCGTGACCGAGCTAGCACACTATGACGAGCTCATGCAGCTAATGCTGGTTAAAGCAGCATGGCGCGGATGTGCTGAGGGGATTCGTGAAGCTCTTCGGGAGGCGCCGTTTTGATCCGCGTCCTAGACCTGTTCAGCGCAGCGGCCGGCGGCTGGTCGCTCGGCATGCACCGCGCCGGCTACCGCACCATTGCCGCATGCGAAGTAATCCACTGGCGCCGAGCACTCTATTCCGAAAACAACCCGGGAGTTCCTGTTTATGACGACGTCACCACACTCACAGCAGACAGACTTGTTCGGGACGGTATTGGACTTCCAGACATCGTCGTCGGCAGCCCGCCGTGCCAAGACATCAGCGGCGCCAACACAAAAGGAAAGGGCGTCGACGGGGAACGCAGCGGACTATACTTCGAAGCAGTCAGGCTCATTGACGAATGCAGACCTCGTTGGTTCGCTCTTGAGAATAGCGCTAATCTCAGAACTAGAGGAGCAGACAGGGTCATCGATGCGCTGGAAGGCATCGGCTACACCTGCTGGCCGTTTGTGGTCAGTGCTGGAAAACATCGGAGCCAACCACGAACGCAAGCGAAGCTGGCTTATTGGATTCAAATGTTTCACACGCCAACGACGAAAGCCAATTTCGCAGCAGACAGCATGCAGAAATGGGAATCGTGCCGGCCGTGGAATGTGATGCTGGCAACACCGCGCAAGGCAATGATGCCAACTCCGAGAGCATCGGATGCGAATCATGGTCCGGAGATAACCAAAGCGACGAGCGAGAAAACTACCGGAGTATCGCTAGTAACGACAATGGCGATGGGAACTCGCCAATTGGAAACCCTGCCAACACCAACGAAGCGCGACAAGAGGATGGATTCGTGGAGTCCAGCCTACGACAAGCGCCACAGTCCGACGATGGATGCAGTGATGGACGGAGCCATGACGGGCAGGGCATCGGAGAAATGGGCGGGAGCGAGGGCACTGGCACACCTATTGCAGAGCCATGGGCTGACTGGAACCGCGGCCTTGCCCATCACCTACGGGTGGATGATGGGTTATCCCAGTGGGTGGCTCAGTCGCGCATTGCAGTCGGCGGTCCACGCGGGACAGTTGCAGCTAGCCTCATCGTCGAGGCGTTCGGCGACGCAGTCTGCCCGCAGATCCCAGAAGCCATCGGTCGAGCCATCATGAGGGTTGAGCGGGCGTTGGCTGCGGTTAGCGCTCCTTTCGCGGTTGCCACCACACCCGCCAACGACAATTCACCGCTCGGTGACAATGAGGAGACTAAAGCGGCATGACTAGCCAAGCAGACAAAAAGCCAACCAAGAAAGCCAGAAAGGCTTATTTCTCCAACATCCTGAACACCGCTAAAATCGGCGAACGCCTAGCGGAACACCATGAAGACCTTCTATCGCTCCTCCAAGAGCACCCGGCAGCCGATGAGAAAATCGGCGCCGGGGTTTTGGCGTTCAAGGTTGACCTTGTCCCGCCTTATTACAGCAGGGGTTTCTACATCCTCCGCACCGACGGTTCCGTCGACGACTTCTCTTACATTATCTGCCTGAATGGCCGGCCATCGAAAAAGCAGAAGGCAAAGCGCGCCTTTCGCAATGAGATTTTCCTGCAGATTGATGCATTCAGGAGGGAGACATTTGCCAGCGGCACATCGTCTTGCGCCATAACAGGCGGCGTCATCGATAACGCCTCAGCCGAGATTGACCACGCGCCGCCTAATACATTCGCGAAGATGATGGCAGACTTTCTGTCTGGCCATGGGTTTAAGGCTGATGACGTCGATGCGATCTCGCATGATGGAGGCGTTACCTACTGCATCGTTGACGTCGACCTTCGCCGCGCTTGGCAGGAATACCACGCCGTTCACGCTCGGTTACGCGCAGTATCACCCGCGGGCCACAAACTATCTCACGCCAACGACAACAAGGCCGCAGAGAGGAAAGCAGCATAATGCTTATCAACAGCAAGCAGAAGATCGACAGCCCATACGCTCGCGTCGGCGCAGACCTGGTTGACATGGGGTATCACGCTATTCCAGTCCTGCCGGGGAGCAAACGGCCGGGATCCATGTCGCACGGCAAATGGTACGGCGATATGGATTGGTCGCGGTTCTGCGACCGCCTACCAACTGAAATTGAAACCAGCATCTGGTCGCGTTGGCCGGATGCTGGCGTTTGCGTAGCGATAGACCACCATCTCAAGGTTATCGATGTCGACACCGATGATATGGAGATCCGTGCGGCGATCGAGGCAGTTATCCCCGAGCCGTTGGTAAAGAAAAGGGGTCAAAAAGGATACAGCGCGTTCTATCGTGGCTCGGAGAACATCGTTAGCCGCCCGTTCAGCCTCATCCTCGCCGGTGGTTTCGAAAGCCGAATAATCGATCTCCTTGCTCACGGCAGGCAGACCGTTTTGCCTCCGACGATCCACCCAGACACGCAACACGCATATGAGTGGATAACTGAAGACACACTCCTGGACACGCCGATCGAGAAGTTGCCGGAGTTGCCAGACGACATAGCCCAGCGCCTGGAAGATGCTTTGCGTCCGTTCGGAGAGCTTCGCGAGTTCAAGCCGCTCGTCCGGAACGGTGAAGAAGTCTTCGGCGAGAGCATATGGCGCGAAGTCAACAACTTCGCGATGGCAAACCTTGAGTCGTGGGTTCCGGCCCTCTTCTCACAGAGCGACCTGAAGCGGACTCGGGACGGCTATAGAGCGCGCGCCTTCTGGCGTGGGGTCGAGAATTATAACGTTGGCATTCATCCTGATGGCATCACCGATTGGGGCGGCGGGTCATCGCATACGCCGATCGACCTTGTGATGTCGGCGATGCAGACAAACATGTTCGAGCCGGCTTATGACTGGCTGACACGACAAACGGGCTACAAGCCTGATGATGAAGAATGGGTAAAGCGCGGCGCAGCGTCAGCAATGCGGATCGCAGAAAAATCACGGTCGCGACGCAGTACTCCAACGGCTGTTGAACCGTCATCGCCAGCTAAACCGCTAGAGGAGACGCCACAAATCCGCGCGCCGCGGGGCAGGTTCGATCCGTTCACGCCGCAGGCTGCGGGCGGCCTCATCGGTGCAATCGCGCAATGGTCACTGGAATCAGCCCGACGTCCTGTGGCTGAGTTCTCCGTCTTGTCTGGGTTGTCGTATGTCGCCACCATGTTCGGCCGGCAGGTTGTCGGGCCGACTGGTGCTGGCGTAAACTTGTATCTCGTCGGTATCGCCGGTCCTGGCTTTGGAAAGGAACACGCACACAAGACGATGCACACGCTCGCCCTCGATACCGGCATGCAATCCCTGATCGGACCCGGCGAAGTGACTAGCGGCAGCGCGATTGAAAAGGTTGCCAGGCGCCGCCCGGTGTTTGTCATGCCGTGGGATGAGATGGGCGTCGTCCTACAGTCTGTAACGGGAGCTGGATCGTCGTCGTGGGCAAAGACGATCAGAAAGGTGCTGCTGGAAGTGTTCTCCAAGTCTACCAGCGTCTGGTCAGGAAAGGAGCACGCCGACCCGCTGAAAGATAGCAGTTCGGATCCGATCTTCGCGCCGACCATATCTCTATATGGCATGTCGACGCCGACCACGTTCTACCGCGGCCTCACGGAGGAAACCCTCAGCGACGGCTTCGTGGCGCGCCTTGTGGTGGTGGAGGCGAAGGTGAGGCCGGAACGCCACGATGCACCTCCACTGATGGTGACGCCTGCCTCGCTGATCAAAATGTTGAAGGCCGCCCGCACAGCTTTGCCTGTTCCCGATATTGCAAAGGCCAATTGGTGTAACGCGAGTATGCGGCCTCACCTATACACCGTGCCGTGGGCTGATGAGGTAGCGGAAAGAAAGTGGCTATCAATCGAGGACTGGCAATATGAACAAATCGAGGAGCACGGCGCCCACGATGGCCTCATCGGACGAACGGCTGAGCATGTCGTCAAGATCGCGACAGTGAGGGCGCTCAGCAACAATCCCAGCGATCCGCGCGTCACGGTCGACGACATCGAATGGGCCTACGCGGTAGTGCAGCGATCTATCGACTCTCTTGATGCTGGTGCGCGGGAATACATGTCTGGGTCGGTGTTCGAGGATCTTTGCAAAGCCATCATGCGTGAGTTGACCAGGGCCGGAGGCGAGATTGCGCAGTCTAAGCTCGTGCGTGCCAAGGGGGTCTCTAAGGCAGACGACAGGATGGTGAAGGCGGCGCTCGATCGGCTCGCCGTATCAGGGCAAATCTATACGCCGGCAATCAATGGCAAGGGCGTCAAGATCAAACTACGGAACGATGAAGGGGAGGCCGCGTAAGCGGTCTTTTCTTTTCGCGCAACTGGGGCTTTTTCGTTGCGGGGATTTTCGACGTTTGCAATGAAATCGAGCGAATCCGTTTTCATTGCAATTCATTGCAAAAATTCCTGCAACGTCTTTTGTACTAAATACAATGACTTAAGCCCTTTCATTGTAAAATGTAATGTCTATCTCTTTTCACATAGAATCCATAGTCCATAGGAATGAATAATAGTCCTTACATTTGCAACAACGTTAAAAACCACCACACCACGAAGGAGACACCATGAAAGCCACCCGCCAAGTACAGACTACCCGCCTCGCAGGTAAGCGCGTTCGCATCGTCACGACCGTCACTGCCACAGGCACAAGCGTGAAAGTCACCGACGCTCTGCCGAAGGAATGGGAACTGCAGGCAGCCCAAGTGCGAGCTCTGCGTGCCATGCCCGAATACGGCAAGCTGTTCTTACTGGCTGGCGATCAGAACAGCGCAAAGCGCGGCCCACGCGCCCAGCAGGAGGCTATTGCGGCAGGTATGACGCCAGGCGAAGCAGATCTTCGCATCTACGTAGCGGGCGGCCAGCTTCGCATGATCGAGAACAAGGTCGGCAACGGTCGGCTCTCGCCGGCACAGGTGGAGCGCCATGCTGCTCTCGCTCGCCTTGGCTTCACTGTCGAGGTAGTGAGAGCCGAGGCTTGCATGGAAGGCGCCGAGAAGGCAGTCGCGCTAGTTCGCTCGTGGCTCTATTGACAAATTTGTAAAACGCACCTACATTCAGTCCACCATACAGCCACACAGAGGAGGCCGAACATGAAAGCAGTTATTATCGCCGCGGCTTTGACCGCCACTATCTCCACCGCAAACGCCCAAGCCGTCGTCTCGTCGGATTGCCGCCTGTCTCGGTTTATCGAAGCCTATGCGTGGCAGGCTCTGGACGACGCCGAGCGCTCACATGTCTCCGCCGACCTTCAGAACGGGCTGCGAGTTTATGTTCGCACGGTCCAGCAAGCCACCAAGAAGGCTTGCGGCACAGCTGTTTAGAGTTTTTGTAGCTTCAACATGAGCAAGGCCGCCATTGCGCGGCCTTTGTCGTTCTTGACAAATTTGTAAGTTTACATCATCTTGTGTTCACCAAGCCAAATCACCACCACACCTTGAGGGGACTTTATGACTGATCGAGATTTTTCCACAGCCACCTACAAGACTAAACCACGTTTCGCAAAGAGTGCGATTACCGGTATGTCAATGGCAGAAAGATCGCCGTTGGAACGAGAAGAAGGGCGCCTTCGAGTGGCTGAGAAGCTGCACCAAGAAGATATTGCCCTTCAGGCACAGAGAGACAGGATAGCGGCTCTTCACTCACCGAAGAAAATGGCGGCCAACGACAACAACCACGATGGCGCACCCTCAAATCGGATTGCGGCATAATGGCTCGCCACGGATCGCTCGCAGAGCAGCTATCTGCGATCAATGAGCTAATCTCCGTTGCGGACCATGAACCAGAGCCGGTTCAAACAAACTGGGCAACCGTACCTGCCAACGACAATGACCCGGAAGATGTCGCTGAGCTAAAACATGATCGCAAGCGGCTGGTCACTCCATCTGTTGCCGAAATCATGAGAAACGTCCGTCTTGCCGATGTGGAGCAAAACGAAACAGGCCAGATAATCAGAATAGGCAAGTTGCGCTTCAGCGACGGCACCCAGACGGAGAAGGCATTCCGCTTCACGATCGACGGCAAGCTTGAAGAATACGCGGCCAGAATGCCAGCAGGCGCCATGCTTCGCTGCCGTGATAAAGTCGATGTCGCGCTCGGTGGCGAAGAGAACCCGCAAGAGGTTACGGATAGCAACGAATACTTCTGTGCCATGCTGAACACCAAGAAGCCGAGATATCTCACTGGCAAGCGCCCCAAAGGCGAGCGCATCAAGATCACCCATGACGAGGCAAAGGCGGAGTTGGCCAAGGCATACGCCAACACCGACATGAGCAAGGTGACATTCACCAAGTATCCAGACGGCCTTCCTTGTGGCGCAAAGAAGGTCGCCGACAGTTTCCTGGGTATGCAGAAGACGACTTGCGCAGGTGGCGGTTCAGTCATGTGGCAGGACATCGTCAGCCAGCGCGAAGAGCGTCAGGAATGGCTGGATGCGGTAAGCAAGATGGCTGATGAACATTTCAAGATTCTGACGCTTGCAGTTAAGGCCAGCAGCCTGAAGCAGATCGGCGAAGCACGCGGCTTTAAAGGGCAGTATGCCATCGAAGCCGGTAAGCGCCTGCTTGTCGCCGCCAATGATAATCTGGCAGATGCACTTTATTTGGCGAAGACTGCAAATTCTTCGATGGATATCTGACTTTCCACGATCTCGGAGAGAGTAGAGCGAGGGGATGGCGCAACGTAGTTGCGATGTCCCAAATCGTTCCGTGCGCTAAGCGACGGACCCATCGCCATGCTGCACTATGTTGCAGCCGCTGAGCTTTGGGTAACTATGGGCATCCTAGTCCTCTGAGTTTTAGATTGCGCCGGGTTTCGTACCGTCGCCATTTCGAGCTTATGCCTAACATCCTGAAGCAACAGGAGGGCGCTGCGGACGCGCAGTGGCTGGATGCAACTATCTGCGACGCCACAACGTGGCGGTCGTCGGGGATGGACAAACGGCAGCATTAACGCCCCACGTGATGCACGTTGCCATCCCCACCTATCCAAGAGGCCGTTGATGCATATGCCATTCCTGCCATGGCTGTATGTGGAGGCGTAGTGCGGGTCGGGATAACGGCGCGCTAAACGTTGCGGCCACAAATCCCGCAGTTTCCAATCTCCTGGCGCTTCTCCTCCTCGGCGACAGGCGATCCCTGCGGCAGGTTGAGGACCGGATAGATAAACCGGTTACCTCCCTGCTGCTTTCGGTTTCATATGCCGCCATGGCGTAACGGTAGCGTGTCCGGCTTGTATCCGGTTGGTTCGGGTTCAAATCCTGGTGGCGGCTTCAATTCAATGTATCGGCGCAATTCTCGACCTCTTGCGCTGATCTGTAGCGGGTGGGCTTCGGCTCACCCGCTTTCAACATGAGGTCGGCAAGGAGTCGAGACCTTGATGGATGCACTATTCGGCGGCCCTGTTGCTGCCAACGATAATGTTCTGCGTTGCGCCAAGTGCGACGCAACTATTGCTAAGCCAAGGCATGGGCAGAAGTATTGCTCCGAAAAGTGCCAGCGCGCTGTCGCTACGGCAAAGTACACTGTCAAGGCGGACTACGAGTGTGAACAGTGCAAGGTAGTGTTCAAGCCAAAGCGAACTGACAGAACTAGGTTCTGTAGTCGTGATTGCGCATTTGAGAATTATCGAGACAGGGCAGCTATCTCGGCTCCTGTCCAATTTGTGGTTCTAAAGAAGCGTTGCGATGTGTGCGTCTCTTGGTTCACCGCAAAGACGACAACTTCGAAGTTCTGCTCTGATCGTTGCAGGGCAGAAAAAGAGAGCGTTAGGGCGAAGCAGCTTAACGCAGCCAATGACAACCGCGATCATTCTCCCATAACTTGCGCCGAGTGTGGCGAGACTTTTACCACATCGTACGGTGACTTCAGGTCCGTATATTGCTCCGCAAAATGCGGAAGAAGAAATCATGGTCGCAAGGCTGGCCATAAAGAGCGAGCCCGCCTCAGGGCAGCGTTCGTTGAGGTGGTTGATCCAAACAAGGTATTCGACCGAGATAAGTGGACATGTCAGATATGCGGTGTGAAGACGCCACGGAAGCTGCGTGGCACATATGATGACAGGGCTCCAGAGCTTGATCACATCATGCCGCTTAGCTTGGGTGGCGCGCACAGCTACTTAAATACGCAGTGCGCATGCAGGAAGTGCAACGCTTTCAAGGGCAATACGCCGCCTGCTCAGCCAAGCCTGTTTTCAAAGGTAGCATGACCAAGCTAACATCGCTTAAGCCTCGCCTATCGTCCGCACCAACAACCATCGGCAAGGCAGCGCCACTGACGCGGGACCAAGAGCGCGCACAGCGCGCGCCCTGGCGCAAGTGGTATGGTCTGAAGAGATGGAGATCGATGAGATGGGATGTACTCGTCGAAGCGATGTTCACTTGCCAGATGTGCGGCAAGCTAGAGGGCGATACATCGAAGCTGGTTGCTGACCATCGCAAGCCACATCGTGGGGATCCGCAGTTGTTCTTGGATCGGGGCAATCTGTGGTGCCTTTGCGAAGAATGCCACTCGAAAGAGAAGCAGAGGGAAGAGCAGGCGGAGCCGACTGGCGTCTGGTGGTGACCCCACCGGGGGTCAAAAGTTCGGAACCCTGCCGGCCGACGAACCCGCGTCCCCCTCATGCGCAACTAAAATTCCGATCTTTGATTTTTTATGTGAGGTTGAACGGCCATGGCCAGCGGCGGATTTCGTGCTGGGGCAGGGCGCCCCAAAGGCGCGAAAGCCCCGAAGGCACAACCAATCAAGGTTGCGCCGGACATCAAGAAGGCGGCCCGAAAGTCGGGCATGACGCCGCTCGACTACATGCTCACTGTTATGAACAGCGAGGACGCGGACAGCGAACGCCGAGACCGCATGGCGGTTGCCGCGGCTCCGTATGTCCACGCCAAGGCTGCAGACGCGGCTGGTGGTAAGAAAGAACAGGCCCAGGCCGAGGCCGAACGCCTGGCCGAAGATAGCAGGTTCGCCGTACCGGCGCCGCCGAAGGTTGGATGATGCAGTGGACGACAGCGTGCCCCGATTGGGAAGAGCGCATCGTCGCTGGTGAATCTATCGTTCCTGCGCCTCTTTACTCCGAAGAGGCCGCTGCGGCGCTCGCCGTATTCAAATCGCTCCGCATTGTCGATGCCCCAGGCCAGCCAACCTTCGGTGAGGCTTGCGAGGAGTGGGTGTTTGACTTTGTGGCGGCGATTTTTGGCGCCTACGATACATCGACAGGCAAGCGCCTGATCCGTGAGTTCTTTCTGCTGATCAGCAAGAAAAACTCAAAGTCCACGCTCGCGGCCGGCATCATGGTCACGGCCCTTATTCGGAACTGGCGGCAGTCGTCAGAAATCCTGATCCTGGCGCCAACCAAGGAAGTTGCGGATAACGCTTACAAGCCTGCCTCCGACATGATCCGAGCGGATCCGATCCTTAAGGACATGATGCATGTTCAGGATCACTATCGCACGATCAAGCATAGGAAGACCGGCGCCACGCTAAAGGTAGTGGCTGCGGACAACGATACCGTATCCGGCAAAAAGGCTGCGTTTGTCCTCGTCGACGAGCTCTGGCTCTTCGGCAAGAAGGAGAATGCTGACGCGATGCTCCGCGAAGCAACGGGCGGCCTTGTGTCGAGGCCCGAGGGCTTCGTCATCTACCTGTCGACGCAATCGGATGCACCGCCTGCTGGTGTGTTCAAGCAGAAGCTTGAGTACTACCGATCCGTTAGAGACGGCGTGATCGACGATCCAAAGAGCCTCGGGGTTCTGTATGAGTTTCCGAGGCAGATGGTCGAGAAGGAAGAATACCTTCAGCCGGAGAATTTCTACATCACCAACCCGAATATGGGGCGGTCGGTAAGCAAAGAGTGGCTAGAGGACGAACTTCGCAAGGTCCTCTCTGGCGACGGCGACACAAAGCAGGTGTTTCTTTCGAAGCACCTGAATGTAGAGATCGGGCTAAACCTTCGCGCCGATCGTTGGCCTGGCGCCAACTACTGGGAAGGCGGAGCGTCTGAATTGACGCTAGAAGCTCTTCTTGACCGCTCGGAAGTGGTGACGGTTGGCATCGACGGTGGCGGCTTGGACGACTTGTTCGGCCTTGCCGTAATTGGCCGGGACAAGAACACCCGTGACTGGCTTTGCTGGACTAAGGCGTGGGCACACGACGACGTGCTCACCAGGCGAAAAGATATAGCCTCAGCGCTTGCTGACTTTGCTAAAGATCAGGATCTGGTAATTTGCAGTGACGCGCTCAAGCCGCTCACCGATGCCGCGACTATCGTGGAGAAGGTGAAAGCATCAGGACTGCTGCCGGATGTCCACGGCGTTGGCCTCGATCCGTTCGGGATCGGCGCGCTCGTTGATGAGTTGTCGACGCGCGGCATTGAGGGCGACGTTCTAACGGCGATTCGGCAGGGGGCGGCACTTTCGCCTGCGTCTTGGGGGATCGAAATCAAGCTGAAGAACAGAACGTTCTGGCATTCAGGATCTCGCCTAATGAATTGGTGCGTCGGAAATGCCAAGACGGAAGTCAGAGGCGGCGCCGTCCTCATTACGAAGCAGACGGCAGGCAGAGCAAAGATCGATCCACTCGTTGCGGTATTCAACGCCGCGATATTGATGAGTCGTAACCCGGAAGCGCGCAATACTCAGTCTTTCTGGGAGGTACTCGATCCCAACCAGCAATACTAAAACAAGGAATGCCGGATGGGTATCTGGAATAGATTGCTTCGTCGCGACACCGAAGCGAAATCGGTGTCGTTTGACCCTGTTTGGCTCGATTGGTTCGGCTCGCGTCAGTCCAAGGCCGGTGTTTCGGTCTCTTGGGAGCGCGCGCTGGACGTTAGCACCGTTTTTGCATGCCTTCGCGTCATAGCGAACGGTGTTGCACAGGTGCCGTTGCAGGTCATGAAGGAACTCCCGAACGGGAAGGGTGGAACACCTGCGCTAGACCACCCGCTCTATAAGGTCTTGAACCGTCGTCCTAACCAGTGGATGACCGCGTTCGAGCTTCTCGAGACCATGATTTTCCACGTTGCCCTCACTGGCAACGCATTTTTCTACAAGAACCTAGTACGCGGCAAGGTCAAGGAACTGATTCCGATCGACCCTGGCTCGGTGACAATCACCCGCAACAACGATTATTCGTTGACATATCGCGTGAGCGGCCTCGATGGCCGCACTATGGAGCTTCCACAGTCGTTGATCTGGCACGTCAAAGGCCCTTCGTGGGATACTTGGCGGGGCCTGGACGCTGTTCGGCAGGCTCGTGAGGCAATCGGCCTGACGATCGCCACCGAGAACACGCAAGCCGAGATGCATTCCAACGGTTTGCAGGCGGCGGGCACATATTCTACCGATCAGAAGCTCGATCCGGACCAATACAAGAAGATTCAAGCTTGGATCGCCGCGCAAATCGGTGGAGCGAACAAGCATAAGCCATTTGTCATCGATTCCGGGTTCAAATGGACCCAACAGACGATGACGGGCGTTGATGCCCAACATCTGGAAACGCGAAAGTTCCAAACCGAGCAGGTTTGCCAGTCGTTTGGCGTATTTCCCCAGATGATCGGCCACGCCGGTCAGGCAATGACCTTTGCCAGCGCCGAGCAGGTGTTTCTGGCGCACGTTGTCCATACGCTTGGCCCTTGGTGGCGCCGTATCGAGGAATCGATCGATGCTAATCTGCTGGACGGTGACGAAGATGAAGGTTTCTGCGCGAAATTCAACGCGAATGGCCTTTTGAAAGGCGCCGCGAAGGACCGAAGCGAGTTCTATTCGAAGGCGCTGGGCTCTGGCGGCTCGCCTGCCTGGATGACGCCGAACGAAATACGCGCTCTCGAGGACATGAATCCGATTGCCGGTGGTGACGAACTGCCAAAACCGACCAGTGTTGGCGGCGCTCCTGCGCCGAATAAGCCGCAGGACGGCCGACAGGATCCAAAAACATGACGAATAAAGGTGTTGGTGCCATTGAGCACCGCAGTTTTGGCCTTGGCGAACTAAAAGTCGCCGATATCACCGCATCTGACGGTGAAATGACGTTTTCTGGCTACGGCGCGGTGTTTAATAACGTCGACGCCGGCGACGACCTGATTTTGAAGGGTGCGTTCGCAGAAACGATCAAAGCGGCGAAATCGACGGGAATCTGGCCTGCAATGCTGTCTCAGCATGGCGTTTATGGCAGCCAAATGACCCCGATTGGCGTGTGGACCGAGATGAAAGAGGACGATATTGGCCTCTATGTCGAAGGAAAACTTGCCAATACGGAGCGCGGCCGCGAGGTTTACGAGCTTCTGAAAATGAAGCCACGGCCGGCGATTTCAGGGCTTTCCATCGGCTACCGAGCCAAGGAATGGACGCTTCGCAGCACTCCAACTGAGCCGCGGCGCACGCTGAAGGCGGTCGATCTGCTGGAATGCAGCCTCGTGACGTTCCCAATGAACGGAAAGGCGCGCGTTCTGAGCGTGAAATCCGAACTTAATCCGCGAGAAATCGAAGACGGCCTGCGAGATGCAGGTTTGTCGCGGGCAGACAGCGTGAAAGCTGTTGCAGTCTTCAAAAGCATACTGCTTCGCGACGAAGCAGAGCCGGAAACGGATCCTCGTGATGAGGACGAAGCGGCAATCAAGAGCGACGCCGAGCTTACCGGGCTGGCGGAGCGCATCAAGGCGCTGATCGCCTAGCGGCGGCACGCTCTTAACCACACCACATCACCAGGAGACCACCATGACTGACAAAACTGCCGTCGAGCAGGTTATGTCTGCCTTCGAAGAGTTCAAGGCAGCCAACGACAATCGCCTCAAGGAAATCGAAAAGAAGGGCGCCGCTGACGTCGTCCTCTCCGAAAAGGTTGAACGCATCAACGGCGCTCTGGACAAGTTCGAAAAGGACAACCAGAAGGCAACCGCCGAACTGCTCGAGACCAAGAAGGCTCTCGATGACGAAAAGAAGCACGTCGATGAGCTCGAAGAAAAGCTCAATCGCCTGTCGCTCGCTGGTTCGTCTGATCCGGAAAAGCGCAAGGAAGAACTAAAGTCCAAGGTAAACCTCTGGGCTCGTGCAGTCGTCGGCGCTCACACGATCGGCGTTCCGAACCTCTCTACCGAACAGCAGAAGGCTCTCGCTGACGTCGCCGCTGAATACAAGGCACTTTCTGTCGGCAACGACACGACTGGCGGCTACCTTGCTCCGGTTGAATACGTCCGAGAAATCATCAAGACCGTTACGGAAATCTCTCCGGCACGCGCGCTTGCTCGCGTTCGCCAGACCGCTTCCAAGTCCATCCAGATCCCGAAGCGCACTGGCCAGTTTGCCGCGCAGTGGGTTGCTGAGCAGGGCACCAAGTCCGAGACCGACGGCCTGCGCTACGGCATGTGGGAAATCCCGACCCACGAGCTCTTCGCTCTGATCGATATCTCGAACCAGAACCTCGAAGACTCCGCATTCAACATGGAATCGGAAATCAGCTTCGAAGCTACCGAGCAGTTCGCTGTCGCTGAAGGCGCCGCCTTCGTGTCCGGCAATGGCGTCGGCAAGCCGGAAGGCTTCCTTGTCGCTGCTGGCGTTTCGGGCAACAACTCCGGCTCTGCCACCACGATCGCCGATGCTACCGGCCAGGCGAACGGCCTGCTGTCGCTGAAGTACGGCCTCAAGACCGCCTACACGCGCAACGCTTCGTGGGCACTGAACCGCACCACGCTCGGCTCTGTACGTCGCTTGAAGGACGGCCAGAACAACTATATCTGGATGCCCGGGATTGCCCTCGGCCGCCCGAACACGATCGACGGCGACCCCTACGTCGAAGTTCCGGACATGCCGAACGAAGGCGCGGGCACCACGCCTGTAGCTTACGGCGACTTCGCCCGCGGTTACAACCTGGTTGACCGCATTGCCATGGAAATGCTCCGCGATCCTTACACGCAGGCAACGAGCGGCAACGTCCGCTTCATCTTCCGCCGTCGCCTCGGCGGTCAGGTTGTCCTGGCTGAAGCAATCCGCAAGCTGACCTGCTCGGTCTAAGCCAACAGCGGGCGCTCTTCGTGAGCGCCCATTTCCACCCTTTAAGGAGATAGCCTGATGGCTTCCAAAGACCTTTACGACAATATTGGCGTGACGACCTCCATCGTTCCCGCCGTTCTTACCGCCACCGCAACTGGCACCGGCGTCGACACGGCCGGCTTTGAAGCGGCCGCAGTGATTATCAATACCGGTGCGATTGCCGGCGCTGGCGTGTTCAACGTCACGCTCGAGGAATCGGACGTATCTGGATCTGGTTATACGGCGGTTGCCGCATCCAAGATCCAGGGCACTCTTCCGACCCCGCTTGCCGCTTCTACCGTCTATAAGATCGGCTACCTCGGCGCCAAGCGGTACATCCGCCCAGTTCTGACGCTGGCGTCCGGCACCTCGATCGCCGCTGGCGCGGTCGTCGTTACGTCGCACGCACGCAGCAAGCCGGTTGCCTAATATGCACCGTGTTGTGAAGCCGTTCCCATACTCTGAGGACGGCTTCACGCTCATTGACCTGTCGATCGGGGATGAGCGTGACTTCGGATCGATGGCTGATGGCCTCGTTGCTGAAGGATGGGTTGAAGCGGTTGGCGAAGCGACCGCCGATCAGCAGGCCGAAAAGCCTGCCAAGAGGACGAAATAGCCATGAGTTTGCGCCTTGTGACGCCGGCAGCGGCGACGATTGTGTCGTTGGCCGAAGCCAAGGCGCATCTTCGCATCTTCCACGAAGATGAAGACACTTATATCGGCGGCTTGATTGCTGCCGCTCAAGATTGGATGGCTGGCGAGAAAAACTGGCTCGGCCGATCCGTCATTGAGCAAGAATGGGAATTAACGCTGAAAGCGTTCCCGATCGGCGAAGTTCGGCTTCCTAAGCCGCCGCTGATCGATGTTACGGCTGTTTTCTATACGCCACCTGACGGTGCAGAGGTGCAACTAACCACTTTCCGCACTTTCGACGAAGGTGTGACGGATGGCGGTTACATCTTGCCGGCAATTGGTGCCGCGTGGCCAGTGACCAACGGCGAGCCCAACGCGGTTCGAATCCAATTCACGGCTGGTTTTGAGACCGCGCCGACTTCCCTGAAGCAGGCGGCGCTATTGCTCATCGGCCATTGGTTCGAGCATCGCGAAGCGGCTACCGAGACCAAGATTACCGATCTGCCAATTGCAGTAGATGCGCTGCTCATGCCGTATCGGGATTGGGCAGCATAGAGGACACCCCAACATGTCAATTTCAGGTGGACTGCTCACGCACGGTCAAGCTAAGGGCCGCCAATAGCGGCCATTCCATTTTCAGGCGCGGCTGAGCCGCTAAGGAACCATTATGACGGATATCGTAATTACGGCCAG